ATTCAAAGCCTGGACTACCGAATTTCCTGGTCCGGTTATGGTTTCAAGGGAATCAATCACATCATTCATTTGATCATCAGCAGAAGTTAGCAAAACACAATCAATGAATTGATTAAGTTTGCGTCTAGGGGTAATTTCACCATTAACAGGTTCACGGTAATAAGCTTTCATTCGCATCCCACCACGATAAAAGCCAAAAAGATAATAAAAATACTGCAACATAGAATAGTGTGGTCTTGGAATATATGTAGTTGTAGATGCTGGTTCCGGAAAAGAAAATGGTGATATGACAACTTTTTGTATCATTTCAACACCAACTTGCACATTAGCAATGGGAGAAAATCGTTTAATCAGTTGCCTAATAGAAACGATCTTTTCACCAATACATAATGCTTCAGGAGACCAATTTTGAGAAATAGTGCCATTAGCGATAGAATCTGGCATTTTCCCAAGTTGAGCATCATTTCTTTGTACAGCCTCGTTGTCACCCATCATTTGTGCCATAATTCGTTCCGTAGCAGGAGCGTTATATGGCAACAAATCAGGACAAGTTGGACCAGCAAATGTTAAGTCTGGCCCACCGCTGACTTCAACAATGCAATCAATACTCTGATAAACATTGTGACCAGCTACGAGTTTGTTCAAAACATCAACGCGTACCATTCCCGTTGCGCAATTATAATTGTAAAAATCAGATACAGTACCATTAGTTAACCAAGGTGCGTCTGGACGAGTTGTAAACATCCAAGGACGAGAGGAAACATATGGAACGGTGAATGAAACCTCAGTGGATTCGCGAAGATCAACAATTGCACGATAGCATTTATTGAGATCACAAAAACCACCTATTGGTCTAGAATCACCACCATACCAAAATGGTGCGAATAAAATTTGAAGACGTCCAGTATGAAAATTGGTCTTTACAAACTTAAACGTATATACTATTGACCCTCGCCAATAAGTATGTACATTTGCTACATAACCCATATGGGTGGTGTTATACACTCCATCGGTTGCAGTCGTTTGTATTCTGATAGGAGATACCAGATCCTCGTACAACGTCGATCCAGTTAATTGATCAACGCTCCAATTGAAGCGTGTCCAATAATTTGGAATCGACGTAAAAGCTGACAATGCCATCTCGTCAGTTGAAGTACCAGCTAAACCAGGACGCGTTTCAAGCTCATTATTAGCAGAAAGTGCCATCTTATGAGACATATCGACACCATTGTAGTTTGCCATACGCGTCTGTCCACGCAATTTTGTATCACACGGTACTGCCTGTGAAGTTGGTTTGGAGAAGCCAAACAACTGTGCAATATTTGAAATTTGAGAAGAAATCCAAGAGGGAGCTTGTAAAAATTTTCCAATAACAGGCAAATCTGATAATGTATTCAATCCATCGGATAAAGTTCCAAACGAGTTAGAGATCAATCCTGATTCCTTCATGTCCATCAATTCTGAGAAAATTTGAGCATAAATTCGTTCAGGGGGTTGTAAATCAAGTTCAGTAACTCGAGTGGCTGGATCACGTAAAATTCGTTGAGCCGTTTTAACCACATTAGGCGCATTTCCAGTATAAATGGAAGCACCAGTGGGAAATTCAACCTCGACATCCTCCAAGTGAGCCCACACCGAATATTCTACATTACCAGTTCCCGTAACTTCATCACGGAGCTGACTATAGACTATTAAATATATTGAACCAAAAGAACCCTGTCCGGTAATTAAATTATAATACAAATGTGGAGATACATAAGGAATACGCATTGTGATTTCAGTACCAACACTGACATCCAAATCAGTACGAGGACAACCAGAGCGTCCCTGTAACGAGTTGTTTATCATGTTGACACGAGCGTCACCCAGATACTGTGCATATGGTATATATTGCAACATTAAACGACCCTGTTGAAAAGGTTGTGTGTTGACCTGAACTCGCACCACTAAAGTAGCACGAAGGCCAACAAAACCCTTCAATTTTTCCTGATACATGCTGTTTGCAATCAATGTTTCCGGAAAATTTGCCGTATATATCTGAGTTCCCGAGGTAGTAGCTGATGTCCATTCATCACTATGTATCAATATCGGTCGTTTCAAAAACGCTTTAATGTCATGATCGCGAGACTCGCGAAGAGACATGTCCTTGAAATCTGTTGAAATATCAACAATAGTTGGAACGGCATCAGACGATGGAATAACTCCCTCATCGACAAAGCGCGTCACTTCCTCCTGCATCGTAGTTAATTGATTTTGTTCGTTTAAATTATTTGATGTTGTAGCAAGTGTTTATTAATCATAGTGACCACTCAATCAGCTATGAAGTGAAGTGAACCTGGATTTATTTGGGACTGCCAATGGGCATCCTGGTAGTAAGATTAAATAATCCACCCACATATTATAGATAGCACTCATATGTTTTTCTCTCACTTCAATTTCATAACAAATGAAGATCACATCTATAACGTTGTTTTCTTTTACCAATTTATATTTGTTCTCCATGATCATACAAACCATGTTTCAAAATCTTGAAATCATGCATGTATTCACGGAAGGTTAATATTGGAGGTCGATTTGGTAAAACATCGACGTGTTGTAAAATTGAATTCCGCAAGTCATTATATGCTTGTTCACCATGCAAAATAATTTCTCGGAATGCAATATCAATATTATCCATCAAGATGGTATCGGGATCGACGGTATTAGATCGTGTCCAATTTAACATTTCATAGATAACGTCCTTTTTCAGAGGTGCAATATGACGCATGAGCTCAGGCTCAAAACGAAAACCACGCTTCAAAAATTGTACATCATCCAAAGAACGATATTTAACAGCTTGGCCAGATTTAGTTTCATCCGTATATTCATGACCAATACGCAACATCATGAGTGTTATGGTTTCCTGATTAAACAATTCAATCACAGCATCTGCGATATTCAAAACATTATCATCACCATAAGCAATCATAGCCACATATTTGTTAAATTCCGTCATTGAACTATGTTGTGGAGCACACTCATTCATAATTTTAATCCAACTCACACGCATAATTATCATGTTATATAAACAATTTAATATAGCAGTAAATGGATTTCCAGATGGCTGTGAATGGGTCCACATATAGACATTATCATCAAAAATGTGTACTGAATAGACAATGTGAGTCCACAATCCAATACAGATGTTCAATTCTCGTCGTCCTTCCTCCGTATTTGGGTCTATGAATGATGTAAACCACGGGTAGAAGATTTCCCAAAACATCGCCCACATAATTTGGTCCATTAAAGAACCATCAAAATTGCCAAAATCACCAGCAATCACCTTTGGTCCCTTTGATTTTAAACGCTTAGCTAAACGTTCCCAATCATTGGAGAATGGATTTGTTCCAACGGCGATCTCATTGTCAATTCGATTGTGCATCAACCAAGCTGCAAAAGGTAAAAAGTATTTGCGAAAAGCAACTACAAAATGCTGCGGTCCGGCTGCAAAAGATCTAGTCTTGCAAACATCAACCTTAGCATTCTCTCGTCGCTCATCTTTCTTGGTATCTACCCAGAAAACGTTCCGAATAACACCTTGAGCACAATCCTCAATCAATTCATCAACATCAGCTTTCAATTGCTGAGCATACATAGATTCGAAATCAAATTTCTCATCCTTGCCCATCCATCGAGTCTTTCCAGCCATACCCTTGTTGTTCAACATGTACGGATAACCTGGTGATGTCGATCTACACACTGCTTTCATGAATTGATCGTCCAATGTTCCACGAACAGCCTCCTCGTATGTCAAAACACGTTTATACTTATCCACATCGATGGACTCATTGTGTTTCGTCAAAACAATTCGACTCACATCCTGCGCAGCTGCCTTTACAATTTCAGGATCAATAACTGCCGTTTGCACTCCACATTTTTTAAGAGCTTTGCGCAATGGATCAGTCATAACACCATCAATCATGATAGGTTTTAAAACTGCTGGACGTGTCGTAGGTTTAGTAATCTTCCCATGCAATTTTGATGGAATAATGCTGGTCTTACTTGAACCACCCACTCGTTTATCAGCTTTTCCAACTGGAATAAACAAGCCCTCTGGCATTTCAGGTTCAACAGAAGTATCGATACAAGATGGTACGTCAAAACAACACTGTACATTTACCATATTCTGTTTCACAAGTGCATCAAGTGCAACTCGGATAACTTCCTGTGTTATAGGTACAGCATATCCAACACTACTGGACTCATTACCGGCTATATGCATGCCAATCAATTTCCTTTCCATGCGGCTGTTGTAAACTCCCACAATTGCGCCACAATCACCAACTTGTGTGGGCGCCTCATATCGATAACAGTCCCTTTGTGAATAGGATGGTATATCACTATCATAAAAGTCAATTGTAATACTACGGTCCATTGCTTTGATTTTAGTTAACCATTGATAAGCCCGTGACAAATGGCCACTAGCAGACCTATGATAAGTCGCAAGTGCACCAGCAGTATATGCTCTCGACAATTTTGATTGATCTTCCACTGTTATGAAATGTTTTACGAGATTCCGTTTTGGTTCAACAAAAGGATGCAAATTAACGAATACCAAATCGCGAAGTTCACCATTGGTGAAAGACGCGTGATAACAACGGTCGGTTAAAACCATTTCCGTTTCATCATATTTATAAAAATGCGACAAAGGTATTCGCGTTATATCCTCTCGTCCGTCCTGAGAAAGACACACCAAAGTGTCCATGGGCAAACCACGTCCAAACAACGCCCGCAAAAAGTGATAAGGTATGATAATTGTATATCCAGTAATGAAAGTACAATTACCAATATCCACACGTTTTTGTTCGTCACCAACCACCTTGTGGTACGACATACGATAAGTATTTGTACGCAACAATTCAGTTGATAAAGAATGAGCGGCCTGATCATTACAGCCTTGCGTATTGGCCAATTCATCCAACTTACGCGCTGCCATGGTTCTACCCGTCTCAACTCGTGGTCCATTTTGTATCTTTTGCGTTTTAGGGTCGCCGGAAGTACCTACCTCAACCACAACTGGGCGCACAGCCTTCGCAGTTTTAGAATCACCCGAATTACCAACTTCAACAATACGTGTATCGTCAGCTTCTTCAGGCTCTGCATCACAAAAGCGAAAGGCCTCATAAACACCGTACATTGTGAGTGCAACACCAATGAGTCCAAGCATACATATGAATTTATTTTCTCGCAAATATTTCATAGCTCGCTCAGTTAACTCCTTGAGTTTGTCACCCACAATATTCAGCGAATTACCAATTGCATCAGAAAAATGTCGCCATTTAGATATTGGACGAACCATTTTAGATGTTTCCTGATAAACACAAAAATGTTCAAAAACTATTGGATCGGAAGCATACCGATAATCAATGGCTTCCCATGATCGACCATTTTGTAATTGGTCCTCAATATCCTTTTCGAACAATTTGTTCCAGGTTTTCTGGTGCATTGTGCGCTTCTTCTCCTCTGTCAAATAATGAAAAGCCAACGAATCATTCGATCGCATATACCATTCATCATCATCCAGAGTAGAAAATAACATCTCCTTCACGTCATCATCGGGGTTCATTTGTGTACGCACAGCATAATCAGCAAGCCATTTAGCTTTAGCCAAAAATCCCTGCTTTTCCTGCCTCCATGCGTCACAAATAACATCACGAAGTTGTTCGAAGCCAATAGGTTCACCGTCTCGAATCCAAGGTTCATCAATATTGTCAGTACGTTTCATCTTTTGAAAATGATACGCCATCAAATCAATAGCCTCATTTGGGTTCAATTTGGTTTTATCCAGTGACTCACGAACAACACCATTATTATTCACAGTACGCTTCGCATAATTAGGCCTTGGTTTTACCCAATAAGCATAATCCTGCATACGTGTATAAAAGGCGTCGGGATGTGTAAGAGATTCAATTTGAACATTCATTCGGTTCGTAGTATATATGTTCACTTCAGCAACATTGAATGTGTTTTTATCATCAATAGCTGCCATATGTACATGTTGGGGAAATGTGTTACAACCACGAATCACCTCATGATACTCAGGATTTGGAGCAGTCTTATCATCTTTCAATTGAAAGGCATCATCATAAACCACGATTTTCTGGTTATGATAACCATCCCAAAATTCCGTTTCCACATAACGAGGATAAACCAATGCATGATAATCACGAACAGAAATACCCATAGCACGAAGAATGTCAATACAAAGTGGGTAAACAATTTCAGATTTGCCCACGCCAGACTCTCCATTCAACCACACATTTATCGCACGCATACGAGGACCAGCACCACGACTGGGTGATCTAGTAACATATTTATACAATAACTCCGCAGGATGAAGAGTCGTTTTGATCAAATGCAAAATGTGACGATCAGTAATCTTTTCTTTACTGTATGACAAACCGCGCAAATAAAGTTGTTCAACACGTTGAGCGGTTTCCACACTTTCGTCAATTTTGCCACGTTCAGACAAATTACAATATTTCACAACGTCATCAGCCCATGCATGAATTTCAGCATAAAGAGCCTTAACGTGTCCAAGTTCCGCCTCACTTTTGTTCAAAACCAACATTTTAAGTTGATCGCAAGCAAGGTTGAAATATTGAGTACAATATTCAGATATACGAGATGCGCCAGCAATAGCTTTTGGGATACGATCGAGACGAAGAATATAATTGTCCCAATCTTGTTTTCCGGGTATATGTCCAATACCAACAAAAGCCAAAGTGGCAAAAATGATTTGTCCACACAAGCCGAACCACGGACTATATAATATATCTTCCGCAATTCCCTGTGTGCGAACCTGAGATTCGTTAGTACGAATAGCAGTCTGAATTTGTCGAACCAGGTTTATAATCTTCTCTGGTAACCGGAAAAATTGCACAGCAGCAGCCAAAATAACCAAAATGGCTGTACGATTATATTCGCTTTGCATTAACCAGTACACCAAAGTAACGACCAATGTTATAGATATAAGTTTATGTGAAATATCCTCAATTCTATCCATGGTCATCATAATTACTGATTCCAATTGTGTCTGTATTTTTGGTAATTGCGTGTCAAGAAAATCCAACAAAACGTCAGTTTGAGTGTTTAGCTTAGATGGAAAATTTAACCAACCACGCACTGAATCAAAAATCTGACAATGAATACCCTGACTTTCGGCCTTGATATCCTGACGTATTTTCTTCAATATTGTCGAGATTTTTTGCTTCTGACGAGTAATTTGTGCTTCATACCGCGCGTATCTAGGGTCGTTATTATAATTCCGCGCATATGGTAGTGATTGAACGGGGCCGGGGTTTAATTCGACATCACCGGACAACAACAAGCGAAAGAAATCGCCAGCATAATCACATTCATCAGGTAAATCCTTAAACATGTACCAAAAACATGAGAAAGGTTCCGAGGGTTCAATTCCAAAATATTTTTCTTTCAATTTTTGACGCGATGTTTGCATCATATCAATAAAACGATTCTTCAAATACAAAAAGAAAGGTAAAGTCACAGGATAAAAACGAGGTTCTTCAACGTCTCTAAACCATGGATTGATAAATGAAAGTGGAATTGCAACACGATGAACCCAATTTTCAGTGAATTCATCGGTATATTTAGTATCCGACCAACCAACAAAAATAATCACAGAAGGATGAGGTTGAAAGAAATAATTTTGAGTCAAAGCATTATTATCCACATGAAAAGAATTTTCCATGGAGGTATTAAGCAATAACAATCGTTTTTGATATTCTCTCAAACACTCAAATCCAGTATCAATCTCACTGTTCACATGAGCAGCAATACAATTCAAAGCGATTTCAGAAAGGGTCGGTACCAAGTTAACTGGGAGGGGGCGGCTGGTAATATTATTCATATTAGACGTCATCTTCATTTTATTCCAATTTGATTATTTACGTCAAACGAACATCAATCGCCATTACTTCACCAAAAACAAACAAGTAATTGATAAAATTCCGTAATAAATTTAATTATTTATTTCCCAAGAATATTACCTATCCTATCCGGCTAGAAGGGACAATAACACTAAGTTCATATCAAGTCTCTGCCAAACTAACATACTAAATGAATAGCAAAAATAACGTTTGCAGAGTAGTTGAAAGAAACAATAGTTTCCAATCTTTGTAACCAGAAATACTCGGGCACCATAGTACTACACCAGCCAAATCGACGTAGCCTAACTTGCATAGGAAAATATTCAATAAACAACTAGAATTTATCCAATAGAAATGATAACAATATAAATATTTGAAAGTAGATCCATAACTTAGATTAATAAACTTTATTTAATTGACACCCAAACAATCAAGGGTATACATTTACAATAATATATAATTTTAAATCTAGTTGTTTTCAATCATGAAACAATCTTCAGGAATCCTTTTCACAGAATTATAAGTAAACTCATAAAACAACAATCAGGGTATACACCTAAATCACTTCTTTCAGCCAGAAAGGGCCAATCTATAACCAGAATGCACTATAGTTTCAACTCACAAATTAAAGAGAGTTAAAGAGCTACGAGTGGCTTATATGGGGCTATCGACTTATAGAAAGCCGTCAACAACACTTGCATGGAATACATTAAAATGTAT